CAGTGTGAAGTAGACGCATCCGTATTAGGCACAGCAGGGGCGGATAGCGTACTGCAGTGGCAGACGGCATCAAGCCAAAGCGGAATAAAGTTTGAAGGATCGATACCACGGTGGATTTGCACCACAGGTGGTGTTATCACTGCTTTAAATGGTGAGGGATTTGTGTGGGATGACTCTTCTGGTGCAAACAGAGGTAGAGGTATTGTCACAAAAATACCGGATAAACACTTTATACAAGATGCGAGCTACGTTTTTCTAGCAAGTCCAAATTTTTACCCTCAGAATTTAGTAAAGAATATAAACATTAACGGTATAACAGGAACAAGAGATTATATCGACTTGATAAGTCCTACATGGCTGTCAGATGCAACTCTAAATTTGCAGGTGAATACTGTAGAGAAGGAGATTCATATCCCCAATAAGCTCCCGCAATACAATGGACTTTTTTTGAAGGTTATAATTTGGGGCAGTACACTGGATGGATATTATAAGAATTCAAATGGAGGTGCTTGCCCTTGTGTTTTAGCCGTGACAAATTGGGATGGCGGAGCATCATTCGAAATTAAAATTGGAGCTGGAATATTCTATGGACTGCTAGAGCGACAAGGGAATGGATTCAATGATTTCAGATTAAAATATAGAGGTGCAATGAATTTTAACTTGTCAATGAATTTCCTGATAACAGAAGGATTTAGCCACCAGTGGGCTGGAAATTATGCTACATAAGGAGGTATAGATGAAATATACAGTCATATATAAAGACAGTGGAGACGTGCTGGCGGTGATATCCGAACAGCCGGATATCAAAAGTATAAATATAAATACTTTCGATATACCTGACAATCATATCATAGACAGCATAGACACAAGCAAGAAAGAACACACAGCTGTGTCACACTCTACAGGGATGGTAAGCGCAGAAGAGTTGGAGAAGCAAGCAAAAGCTATTGATATGCTTGAGAAAACCGTTATGGAGCTTACAAGCCTTGTGATGAGTGATGAAGCTATGAAGGATGATGGTGAACAATAATGCAATGGCTATATACAAGGCTATACATTTTGTTAGGATATTTAATTTGTTTTGTTTTTGATGAAAGGAGACCAAAAACTATGAAGTTCAAAAATTTAGCATTATTTTATGTGAATCTTATACTTGAAGGCAAGTGTACTTATGCTGAGGTACCTAAGCGACTAAAGCCATACGTTAAGCAGGTAGCTGTAGACCTTGGAGTATGGGAGATAGTAGAGGGTGGCACAGAGGACTCAACTGCTACTCCTTCAAATGCAACACATGAGGAGTAAGAGCAGTGTTTTGATAACGTAAAGAGGGCTTAGGCTCTCTTTTAATGCAAAGAAAGGAGCATTAGTAATGCATTTTGATATTTTTAAACCTGTTTTTGATATTATGAGAGACAATACATTATTCAAGTTAGTTATAATAATGATTGTGATGGATGTGGTATTTGGAAGTTTAAGAGCTGCGAAGGAAAGGGACTTTAATTCCAGTATAGGTATCGACGGTGGCATTCGCAAAATTGGCATGCTGATATCTTTGGTATGCCTGGTATTTGTAGACATATTATGCCCGGTGAATCTCATAGGATTTTTGCCGGATACACTAAGAGATTATATGCATATACAGGATATTTCTGTGATGGAGTTTTTTGCATTGCTGTATATAGTGTATGAAGTTTTATCTGTACTAAAAAATATGACACTGTCAGGCTTACCTGTGCGCAGAGTATGGATTACGGTAAAGGGATTCTTAAAGAAAAACACAGGTGAATTTATAGAGATTGAGGACAAAGAATAAAGAAAAATAAATATATATAGAACGTGTGTTCTATAAAAGAGGTTGAATATTTTCTAACATTATGGTATATTCATATCAAAGGAGGTAATAGTTCATGAATATACCATTGTGTGTTGCAAATACATTTTTACATAAAGCAAAATCTGAAAATATTGATATTACCCCTATGAAATTGCAAAAACTAATATATATATTTTATAAGGAATATTTAAAGGGGACGAAGTTAAAGTTATTTACGGAGCAGTTTTCTGTATGGAAATATGGCCCGGTGCTTCCAGAGGTGTATAATGCATTTAAGTGTTATGGTTCAAATGTAATAACAGACTATTATAGCGAAGATGATGATAAATATTATACTATTGACTTAAAGAGTTCCCCTACTTTGGAGAGCACTTTTATAGATGTTTGGAACCGATATAAAAATTATAACGGGGTTTATTTGTCAAAACTTACTCATTTACCTGGTACTGCGTGGTATAAGGCAAGAGAAAAAAGACTTCCATATTTATTAGATTCAGATATTTCGGAGGATGTTTCATATAGTGAGCTATAATGAGGATGCAGAAGGCATTTTGCCGGAAACAGACGATATACCGGAGGAAATAGATGTACCGTTGCCTGATTCAGAATTTAAACAGGACGATTCATTGGCCGTAAGTGATAATAAAAGAAAAAAAGATTGGTTTAACTTAGTAAAAGGGCATAAACTATTAGGGATATGTGTAGCTTTAATATTTATTATGTATCTTTTGGATTTCTTTTTTAATAGTAAAAAGAATGCAGAGCAGGTATTGGAGATATTTAAAGTATTGCTATTTACCCTGAGCGGGTATTTATATGGAAAAAGAGAATAACAAAATTATGGAGAGTCTCAAAAGGCTCTCTTTTTTAGTGCAAGAAAGGTTAAGTTTATGATTAAAATTGGACAAGCAAGCAGAGATGAAAGAATGCGATATAGTGGCGGAATTGCGGGAGATCAGGACGGCAAAGAGGTTGCAATTCGCGAATGGTACAACCGCCCTTGGAATAAGGTTTTAAGATGCAAAGACTCAAAAAAGGCTGAAAAGATAGCGCAAGCTATGGAAAAAGCTTGCAGAAATGACTTTATCGGATATGACCAAAGTCAAAGAACAACCTTATACAGCCTTGCCAAGGCCAATGGGTGGAAGATAGATGACGTGAAAACTCCTTGCGAAACTGATTGCAGTGCCCTTGTATCTGTGTGTGTCAACGCAGCAGGCATAAAGGTATCAGGTGACATCTACACGGGCAATGAAGCTAATGCGCTTCTCAAGACAGAAGAATTTGAGCTTTTGACAGCACCCAAATATTTACTATCAGATGAATATTTAAGAAGAGGGGATATCTTACTGTATGAGTTCCACCATACAGCCATAGCTCTACAGGACGGCAAAAAGGCAGGAGTAAATAAATATACTGCAGTAGAATATCCTCTTGGATGGAACATTTCAAAAGAGGGGAAATGGTGGTATGCTGAAAGCCCTCACAGTCATATAGCAGGTAGATGGGAATTTATAGAGGGCAGATGGTATGTATTTGATATGAAAGGCTTCATGATAACAGAGTGGTTTAAGCAGGGCGAAGATTGGTATTATCTAAATCCTGCCGACGGAGCAATGCTTTCAGGGCAGTGGCTACAGATAGATTATGACTACTATTACTTGACTAGATCGGGAGTGATGGCACGTAATACCTATATAAAAGATACTCAAAAGAATATTTATTGTTGGGTAGGAGCAGATGGCAAATACTTAAAAGAGTATGATACTACTGCGCCAAATATTGATAAATACGGAGTAGCAGAGTAAAAGAAAAGGCAAGAGAGTTACATCCCTTGCCTTATTTTTTATCGTTTAAAATTTTCCCTTTTTCTTGAGTTGTACTTTTGAGTTAAAATCTTTTGCACTTTTTTGAAAGTGTCGGTTGATATAATACTTTCATGTGATCCAGATTTCTCTTCTTTTTTAAACTTAATATAACCAGTGTAAGTTTTATTTTTTAATATTACCTTTACTGAGTTTGCCGAAAATTCTTTACCACGTTTTCCTTTGTACCCAGCACGATTGAGTATCCTGGCTGTTTCAGATAAGCTATGCGTTTCTAAGTATGTATCAAAGCACAGTTTAACACAATCCGCTTCCTTTTTTATGACTTGTAATTTATTGTTTTTTGCAACATAGCCTTTAAGATGTGAGGGTATGTATCTATCTTGTTTAAATTTCTCATCAAGCGCAAAACTCACTCTTTCGCTTGTGAGTTCTCGTTCCAGCTGTGCAAAAACTCCCAAAATGCCTACAATCGCACGTCCGAAAGGTGTGGAAGTATCAAATGCCTCAGTATAAGAAACTAAGTCAATATTTAGCTGATTTAATTTATATACTGTCTGATACAAGTCAGACACACTTCTTGTGAATCTACTTAATGCCCAGAAAAGAATAATATCAAATTTATTTTCTTCTGCATCTGTCATAAGCTCTTGAACTGCAGGTCTATGTACCATGTCTTTAGCGCTTATACCCTCGTCTGCATAAAGCTTATAGATAGAAAAGCCTTTTTCTGAGCAGTAGTTCCTCAACGTTCTCTCTTGAGCGGCTAAAGAGTAGCCTTCTCTAGCTTGATCAAGAGAAGATACCCGGATGTATATTGCAACTTTTTTACCCATATGATAGAATGCCTTTGCCTTTCTTTTTAAGGTTTGGCCTTGTGGTTTTGCTTTGGTCGGCTGCCACAAGGCCATTTTTTGCACTTGCGTATTCTTATGCTGCAGGATCATAGAATATACCATCATCATTGATATATTCGATTACCTCATCTTCAGTTATAGATAATGTGCCAGCTACGGATAATCCGTTGTTCAGATCTATCGTAATCTGATACTCACCGATTTCTGAAGGTCTGCCATTGTCTACTCCATTAACCGTTCCGTAGTATGTGCCAGAAATCATTCTATCGATCTCTCTTTGCTCTTCTGTTGTAAAGCTACCGTATGTTCTTCCTATCATTGTTTCCTTATTCATATTATCTACCTTTCTTTTTACTTACAGTTTTATATTTGCTTGGTCGGCTCTGTAAGTTTTTGTAAGTTTCTTATTTATCTTACAATATTATTTTACTCTATTATTAGAGTAATGTCAAGCGGTTTTTACTCTATTTTTAGAACTTTTTTATTGCTTTTAAGTATGGTGTAATATATACTGAAAGTGAGACAGGAGGTAATTATGATCAGGTATAAAATAGATATTATGAAAGAGCTGACTGGCAAAGGGTATTCTTATACTCGTATAAAAAAAGAAAAATTGCTATCAGCTCAAACTTTAGAAAATATAAAGCGAGGGAAGTCTATCACATTAGATACGCTTAATAAAGTTTGTCTAATGACTAATTTGCGTGTGGAAGATATAATAGAAGTAATCGCAACAGATGAAGAGAAGGAAAGGTATTATTAGCATAAAGTATTTATTTATAGAGTGATGTAACAAAAAGGCAAGGGGCTAAATCCTTGCCTTTTTTGAAGCATGACATTCAATGTACGTTCACTACAGTTTTTCATTGTAAGATTTCCTTATCTGTGTTATGTTATATTTAACAGATAGGACGGTGTGAGTAAGTCCGCCGTCCCCTGTTACCTCTTTGCTAGCTATTCGCTAGCTTTTTCTTTTTTAGCCATCTCTCGAACATCACTGATAGCTTTTTGAACCTCATCCATAGTCTTGCAAGCTGCAAACTTGTCAGCCACAAGATTAAGAATGACTTCCATTTGCTTATCTGTCATACTCTCCATACGAGCTCCTTTCTCCACCTACTCTTGGCTATTAACGGTTAAGAAGTACTCTCCTTAACTATCTTTATTATACCCTATATATAGGGTAATGTCAAGCTTTTTATAAATAATTTTGTATTATTTTTTCTTTTTCCTCAGGTACCTCCTTGTACTCCAATATGTCACCCGGTTGCAACTCTGCAAGGCAACAAACTTTATTGAGCGTATCAAGTGTGATATTCCCACCGTCTTTTAGCGACTGAACAACACTTTTTGAAAGGATTTCCCTTTGTAGCACCGTTTGAGTGTAACCCGCCGCTTTGAGAGTGGCGAGGATGTCTATTTTAAATTTTATCATATATCCATAATCCTTATGCTTCCGTTATTACTATGTCGTCAAGTTCACTGTCATACTTGTACTCATATGCACTTACGTAGTCACATCCTGACAAAAATTCGCCGTCTTCATCTGCTTCATAGCAGTCGATAAAGTATTCCGTAACATGATAAAACTTGCCATAAGGATTGTAATAGCAATCAGGTTTATATTTCCTCAATTCTTTCATTGCTTCTTCTTTTGTGCTGTACTTTCCTAAGCCTACCGGATCAGGGTCGTCAAGCGCACAACCTGCAGCGATGCTCATTCTTTTGGAAAATTTTATTTCTGCCCTAAATTCCTTAACTTCAAACACTTCCATTCTAATCCCTCCTATTTATATGTCTTTTTTTATTTTGTAAGCCCTCCAGAGAGGGCTTGCGTTTTTAAGTTTTACTTATCTTTCTTCTGCTACTTTCATAAGTCTTTCAAAAATCTCTGGATCTTCATCATATCCTTCTACTGTTTTGAGTCCTTCAATGTCCTCATCTGATAACTTGTAAAGGTTTACTTCAAACTTTGTGCCATCTTCCATTGCAATGTAAAACTTGTTGCTTGCCTCGTCCATCTCTACGCTGTTTACCATGTTTACTGTGTACTTCTTCAT